ATTTAGCAGATGTTATCTATTAATATATAGTAGCCCTACAGTCTTAAAAAGCTGTAATGGAAAATTCGGTAAATTCGGTGGAACTCCCTAGTGGACAATACCGAGCCAAGTTGCATAATGTAAAAGGTATGCAAAAGGTGTAACGACTAGAAGTTGATGAAAAAATAATACTTCCACGAAAACCGAACTCGAAAGAGATGATATAGTCTGAACTGCATAGTAATATGCAGAAGTAATAATTAAAAAAATTACGATAACAAAATTGAATATAGCACCTACTGAAACACCTTTTATGTCTAACGCAGGTAAAGGATCAGCTTCGCAAACAAACCATGAGTGGCAAACTGATGGATTGGCTAACGCAGCAGCGAACAAACAAATTGAAGGCGATGATGCTGCTAACTTAGCAACTGTCGCAACAACAAGACTCGGAAACTACGAGCAAATAAGCACTAAAGTTATTGGTGTATCTGGCACAGACCAAGCAGTTACTAATGCAGGTCGTGGCGATGAACTTGCTTACCAAATGGCTAAAGCAGGTAAAGAGCTAAAAAGAGATATGGAGTTCACACTTGTTGGACAAGAAAATTTCAAAACAGCAGGTGCAGCAGGAACAGCAAGAGAACTTGGCTCAGTTGGAACTTGGTATGGTGGAAACATCGCAGGAACAGCAACAGCAGCTAACAACTACTCAGCAGCAGCAAACACTACTTATGCTAATGCAGCAGGAGCAGTTGGTGCAGGTTTAAATGGCGATGGTCTTGTTAAAAGAAATGCCAATGGAACTTTAAGAGCTTACACAGAAGATTTATTAAAAGCAGGATTAAAAAAATGTTTTGATCTTGGTGGAAATCCAGACTGTGTAATGATGACTGCTTCTCATAAGCAAACTGCTTCTGGTTTCAATGGTATCGCTACAAACACAAACAACATTGCTGATAAAAGAGTTATCGGTGCTGTGGATGTGTATGTATCAGACTTTGGCGAAGTAACTTTCGTACCAAACAGACACCAACAAGAAAACAGAGTTGATATTTTGGAAATGGATAAATGGGAATTATCTTATCTAAGACCATTCCAAACTAAAGAACTTGCTAAAACAGGAGACTCAGAAAAAAGAATGATTTTGACTGAGTACACTTTAACAGCAAGATCTCCAAATGCCAACTATGGTATTTTTGCATTAACTGCATAAATTTATATTTTTATTACAAGGGGAGGAAAACAGTTCCTCCCTTTTTTATTGAAGAGCATGATGCTCGGAACAATAAGGACAACAAATGAGAACATTAAACGATTATTTTTTAACAGGAAAAATTACAACTATCTCAACAGCAGGTAGTAGTTTTGTAACTGTTCCTGATAGTGGAAAAATTATTAAAATTTATACTACAATTAAAAATGCAATTTCTTCTGCTGATGCAGGTCTATCTTTTGAAATAGGTGGAGTAGCTGTTGGTGGTGGTGGAATTACAGTAACACAATCTGGCTCTGCAGCAGGAGATGTTGATTCATCAACTCCTTCAAGTGCAAATTATGTAGCAGAAGGTCAAACAATCGAAATGATTACAGATGGTGCATCTTCAACTGCTTGTGAGTGTGAAGTAACTTTCGTAATCAGAAGAATGGGGTAATTATGGCTAATGCAGGAATATATTATGGCAGACCAAAAACAATACATAAAATTGATTTTACTGATTCATCAGTAGCAAATTCAACTGCTTTTAGTGCAGACACAAGTTATGTAATGTTATGTGCAAAAACAGCAGGATGTCATTTTGTTGTTGCATCATCTCCAACTGCAACTGTTAATGGAGGATCTTATTTACCAAAAGATGAAGTTATTTTTATCAAAGTAAGTGGTGGCGATAAAATTGGAGCTATCAGAGAAGCATCTACAAGTGGCAGTTTATACGCAACCGAGATGGTATGACAAAAAAACTTTGGATAGACGATACAAATAGTGCATCAACTTTAAAAACAAGAATGCACATTGACGAAGGCGAGAATAAATATCACTTTGAAGATGTGCAGGATGTTGAGCCTTTAATAGACATGAATAAAAAAGAGTCTAATTTAGGTAATGATGCACTAAAGTTTAAAGGCGAGTTAGGTAAACACGCAGGAATGACGAAGGTTGCTTCTATTCCTTTAGTTGTTGTGCAACAATTGGCACAAAAAGGAATTATGAATCAAGCAGGTGGCATTAAGGATAAAGAAGCATTTAAAAAATGGCTTAATGATCCAGACAACAGATTTTTTAAAACTTATAATGGAAATATATAATGGCTTTAACTTCATATACTACTCTCAAGAACGAGATAGCATCATATTTAAACAGGACAGATTTATCATCTTATCTTGATACATTTATTGATTTAGCTGAGTCTCGTATGGCAAGAGATCTTAGACTTAGAGAAATGGAAACTATTGATACATCAATCACAACTGTTTCTGGAACTCAGTCGTATGATTTGCCAACAGGTTATCTTGAGATGCGATATGCAGCTTTACAAACAAGTCCTTATACATTTTTAACTTATCTTGCACCTCCAGATTTTATGCGAGTGTATAATGCAGGAGAAGGCTCTGGTAGTCCAACACACTATACTATTGTTGGTAGTAAAATTTATTTAGGTATGCAACCAGATGCAGCTAAAGTTTTAGAATTAGGATTTTTTAAAAGACCAACAGGCTTGTCATCAACGAATGCAGATAATCTGATTTTAACAAATTTTCCAGATTTATATTTATATGCTTGTCTAGCAGAGAGTGAGCCATTTTTAATGAATGATGAACGATTACAAGTTTGGGCAGCTTTATATAAAGAAGGAGTTATGACAGCTAATGAGTCAGCACAAAGAGGTAGAACATCGTCTGCACCTTTGATGATGTCAGCTAAAATGGTGGTGTAATGCCAGACATACAATTTGGACAATTACAGGCAGATTTGCCAACTTATGAAAATACAGGATCAATACAAGTTGATAATGTTATACCTCTAGCAGTTGGTTATAAATCGTTTCCTAGTTTTACAGCTTTAAGTTCTAACGCATTAACAAATAATGCAACTGGATTATTTTCTAGTATTGGCGATGATGGAACAATTAACTATGCAGGAGATCAAGGCAAACTATATAGAATGTCTGGTCTGGCTTTTTCTGATATATCAAAGTCTGGTGGTTATAATTCTAAGACAACAGAAGGCTCAAGAGATTTTTGGAGCTTTACACAATTTGGCGATAATATAATTTGTTCAAATGGTACTGATCCAATACAAAAACTTAACGAGAAAACTGATTCTCTTTTTTCTGACTTAGTTACTTTTACAGTTAAGTATTTAGGTGTTGTAAGAGACTTTGTATTTAGTGGTTTTGTGTCTGAGTATGAAGCGAAGAAAAGTTTTGACTCAAATACTATTTCTAGCAATGCTATAACAATTAGTAGTCATGGATATTTAACTGGCGATACAGTTGTTTATGATAGAAATGGTAATACTGCTTTAACAAACTTAGTTGATAAAGCTACTTACTATGTTGTTAAGATAGATGCTAACACTATTAAACTAGCAACAACAAACTTAAATGCAGTAGCAGCAACAGTTATTACTTTATCAGCAACAGGTGGATCACAAACTCATAAATTAGAAAAAACAATAATTTATAACCAACGAGTTAAATGGTCAGCAATAAATGATAGTTCAGATTGGACTCCAAGTGGAGACACACAATCTGGGTATCAAGATATAGTTGGCTCTCATGGATCAGTAATGGGAATTGTTGGTGGAGAGAGTTATGCTGTTATATTTATGGAACGAGCAATCTATCGAATGGATTATGTCGGAACTCCATTAATATTTCAGTTTTCAAAAGTAGCAGATAATATTGGTGCTTTTATACCTAAAAGTATTGTTTCATTTGGCTCAGAAATATTTTTCTTAGCTCAAGATGGTTTTTATAAACTATCTGGTGGAGATACACTAACACCTATTGGTAATGGTAAAGTGGACAATTATTTTTTTAATGATTTATCTAGTGATTTAGATGGAGTGTCGAGTGCTATTGATCCAAATAATAGTATTGCAGTTTGGTCTTATAGAGGAGCAGGTGCAGAAGGCACAAGTGATATAAATAATAAATTACTTATTTATAATTATTCAGTAGATAAATGGGCAACTGGCTCTGGCTTAGACTTGCAATTTGTTTCTAGTGGATCACAAGAAGCATTTGATACTTTAGAAAAATTAGATGTACTTGGCGATTTAGATTCTTTGCCTAAAACTTTAGACAGTTATTATTATAGCTCTGGTGTTTATGGTTTAGCAGGATTTAATTCAGAAAAAAAGTTTGGTAAATTTCTTGGTGGAAGTTTACCTGCAACAATAGATACAACAGAGTTTCAAGGAGCAAAAGATTCTAGGAGTGCAATTACTAATGTTAGACCAATAGTAGATGCAAAAACTTCATCAGCAATAACAGTTGAAGTTACTCCTATAACAAGAAGCTCACAAACAGAAACAATTACAATAGGTAGTCCAGTTTCTATTCAAAGTAGTGGCGATTGTCCTATGCGATCATCAAGTAGATATCATAGACTGAGAGTAAAAACGACTGGAAATTTTTTAACAATGTCTGGTATTGATGTAACAGCAAAACCAACAGGTAAACGATAATGGCAACAAACCAATTTCTTAATGTACCTGTGTCAATGCCTAACCAAGCACAGCATTTACGATTAATTTCAAATACTGTAAACAACACACTTGATGGAAAGTTAAACTCAACAGGAGATGTAACTTTACGAGCAAGTCAAACAACAACAACTTTAGTTGATGAAAGAATATCAGTTAATTCTGTTATTATTCTTGAGCCAACAAATGCTAATTCTAACACAGCAAAAGCAAATTTATATGTATCTGCAAAAGCTGATGGATCAGCAACACTAACTCATGCCAGTTCTTCAAATACCGATCAGAAGTTTGGTTATGTAGTTATTGGATGATATTAAAAGTACCAAAAGAAGATATACATTTAATATGGAATGAAACTGAGCCTTTACTAAAAAAGGCTTTAGATGACTGCTACACAGCAGATGACATCTTAAAAGGATTAATTAATAACAGCTTCCAACTCTTTATTAGTTGGAATAAAAAAGTGGAATGTGCAGTTGTAACAGAAGTTGCACAGTACCCACAAAAAAGAATTTGTCGTTATTTCCTAGCAGGAGGTAGCAACTTAAATAATTGGTTAGAGCCAATTCAACAAGAAATAGAAAAGTTTGCCAAACATAATGAATGCCAAGCAATAGAGGTTGCAGGGCGAAAAGGATGGGCAAAAAAATTAAAAGGATATGAACAAAAAATATATTTATTTAGCAAGGAATTATAATGAGTAAAGGTAGTAATCCAACAAATGTAACAACAACAACAAG